CCCATAAGGACCTTTCATAAAATATGTGTTTAAATGAGGATTATTTAGTATATGAATCAAGTATTGACTTTAATTCTGTAACGGCTTTCTTTTTACCGTCTGCAAGTTCTTTATCGGTAAGTGCAGGTTCGGACTTTTTCCACGCAGTGGTAGAAACCTTTTTAATTCTGGTAACAGCTGTCGAAAGGTTACTAAGCATATCATCAAAACTAACATTTTTTTGTTCTTTAATAACTCGTTCTACAATTCTTTTTAAAGTACCTTCATTAACCTTAACAACCTTACCTTCTCTTACACCTTGTAATGCGTTATACATTTTTCCATGACCTTCAGACTGTTCATTTTTCTCTGTAACTTTTTTTGACTCCTCTTTTTCTTTTTCATCTTCTTGCTTGGTAATATCCTCATCTGTTGTTTTATCAAATAAATCTTCAATAAGACGCCATGCAGCTTTAATTTTATTAAGAGCTGCACTATCTATAATTTTGTCTCCTATTTTGGACCCTTTCATAGCTTTTAATTTCTGTAGTGCGTGATAAGCTTTGGATAAATTCTTTTTATTAGCTGCACCTCCTTCAGTTAATAGAGTTAACTGTTCTTTAAGTTGTTTTTTTGTAAATTCTTTTTTAGCCATAACAATTGTTTTATATATAAATATAAGGAAAAGTCTGTTTTTACAAACCATTTAGGATTTCTCCTAGAATATCTTCTTCATTAATATTATCACCCATAACAGTATCGATAACGGATTTCTTTTTATTAACTATTTCATAGATTGTTCTTTCTATAGTATTATCATAAATTGGATACATACAAGAAACTTTTTTATCTTGTCCGATTCTAAATGCACGGTCTTCACATTGTGACATATCTGAAGGAACAAAAGATAAATCATTAAAAATTACAACTTCTGCAGCGGTTAAAGTAATCCCTACTCCAGCTGCTTTTACATTTCCTATGAAAACTTTTATCTTGTCATCATTTTGAAAACGGTCTACACTTTCTTGACGAGCATCTTTTTTCATTGTGCCATTTAAAATAACAGATTCTTTTTTGTATTTTTCATGTAATGTCATTAAAGGTTCCGTAAAATTAGTAAAAACAATAACTTTTTTATCTTGTTGTAAACATTGGTCTATTAATTGTGTAGTTTCTTTAACTTTTTCTAAGGCTATTATTTGTCTTACCTTCATTAATTTAGATAATTGTATACTGAGACCACGGTTTTTATTCTCTCTTTGCCAATCTAAGTATTCACCCATTTCAGTCTCATATATTTTGGATTTTAACTCCATGTGAATAGGGGTTATGATTTTATCGGGTAAATCTAAAACATCCTCCTTTAATCTACGTAACACATTATGCTTAGTTTTATTCCTCAACTCCTCAAGATTAGTAGCCCCAAAAGTTAACCAAACTTTACGGTACCCTCTAAAAATTTGTTTACCATCACAGTATCTTCTAACATAATTAATCCAATTATTAGCAACTCTTGAACCAACTAATTTTAATAAATTATAATAATTCATAGGTCTGGAAGTCATTGGAGTACCAGATAATAACCATAGTCTTTCTATTTTGGTTGTTAGATTATTAACTAATTTAGTTCTTTGTGCTTTACCATTTGAAACATAGTGAGCTTCATCTATTATAACTAAGTCAAATTTAGAATCTAATATAGTAGTTTTTTTATCAACATCTTTAGGTAATGAATGAAAGTTTTTTAAGATGTCATAATTTATAATAACATATTTTCCATCTTCCCATTTCTTCCCTTCCACAATACCTACATGTCCATTACTATAATTCTCTATCTCTCTTTTCCAGTTAACTTTTAAAGATGCTGGGCATATAATTAATACTTTTTTTAATTTAAGGTCAATACTCGCCATAATAGCAGAACTAGTTTTACCCAAACCCATATCATCTGCGAGTATATATTTTTTATTAGAAACTAATTTAATTATAGCTTCTTTTTGGTGTTCGAAAGGAGGACGATGTGAAAAAACTGTAAAGTCAACATCTAAATTAGGATTTTCTCTAGGGATAATTTGATTTTTAGGGACCCAAAAAGAGTTAAGAGGGTGAACATCTATGATTTTACCCCACACATGATAAGCTTTATCGGTTTCAGATAATAATTTTTCTATCCATATAGATTTAGGTGCAGACTGTAAAAATTTAGTAGACATAAGTTCTTTAGATAGGTAATTATCTATTTCCATCCATAATCTAACAATTTTAGGTTTTTCACTATAATTTTTATTAATGTAGTCTGATTGAGACCTTGTTAATGTGAAAGTTTTACTATTAAGCATATTATTTTTGAGGCCTATAATATAGTTATTGGCCCCATTATAATTAGCTAATGAATTTTTAGCTTTAATCTCTGGAGGAAAATTTTCCATACGGCAATATAATAAAAAGAGAAAAGAAAGACAAATTGTATTTATAATAAAAGGGAAACTCATATGGCAAATAAAAAAATACCTATTACACGTATATCTAAATTTTTTAGTTCTGAAGATTTTCAGTTAGAACAGAATGTAGGAATGGAATGGTTACATGGTGATATGCATTTTACTTTAGTATTATTTAGAGTAGATAAAAGATTGTCTGATGTAGATGATGTATATGGAGAATCTGGTCCTGAGGAAATTAGATACAAACCACCAGTTGAATTTACTGCTTATGTTAAAATAGATATACCACAAAATAAAGGTTATGCAAAAGGACTAGTTAATCAGATGGAACCAGGAAATATGACATTAGGTGTATATATAAAACATTTAGAAGAGTTAGATATTGATATAAATTATGGAGACTATATTGGGTATCCTGAAAAAGAAGATAGGATGAGATATTATGTAGTAAGTAATGATGGTAGAGTAACTTCAGATATGAAACACACCATTGGTGGTTATAAAGCTTTTTATAGAACAATAGTATGTTCTTGGGTGAGTGAAAACGAATTTAAAGGAATATAATGGCAATACCTAAAAAAATAAAAAAGAGTTTAGATATAGCACCAGGACCTATCCAGGGCCATTACCCTACTGGTTATAATGGAATTACCACACCTAATAGAAGAAAAGAATTAGCTAATTTAATTAATGATGATGGGACATACCTACCTAAATCAGTGTTACATGCAGATTTAGATAGAGGAATGTTAGATTTTGTACAGGAACAATTAAAAAGTGTTACTAATGGTAAAAAAGTTAATGTTATAGACCGGATACTTACCCTACAAAGATGGGCAGAATTTTCACAAACATGGAAATTTTCCAATCAAGATAAGAATGTAGAACTTCCATTTATTGTGGTAGTAAGAAATCCAGATGCTCAATATGGGTCTAATCCCGCACTTCAATATACTATACCAGATAGAAAACAATTTCATTACGCAAAAGTCCCAACATGGGACGGCAATAGAAAAGGGTATGATATTTACACCATTCCTCAACCAGTGCCTGTTGATATTCTATATGATGTAAAAATTATATGTAATAGAATGAGAGAACTTAATAATTTTAATAGAGTAGTATTACAAAAATTTACATCTAGACAAGCATATACTTTTATAAAAGGGCATTACATCCCAATTATTATGCAATCAATAGGTGATGAAAGCCAAATAGATACAGAAGAAAGAAGATATTACCAACAGAATTATCAGTTTCAAGTACAAGGATTTTTATTAGATGAAGAGGAATTTGAGGTTAAACCTGCAATTAGTAGGAGTTTAGTGATGTTTGGGTTTGATGAAAAAAATAGAAAAAAAGAAAGAAAAAATATTGGTGAAGAAAATCCGGATAAAATAAATACAAGGTTGGCATTTGATGTATCAACCACAACATTAACAATTCTCTATGAATATAAAGCTAATATTTCAGCATTAAGACTTAAAAATGTAGCATCCTATTCTTTTACTCTTAATTCAGTTAGTCTAACTGAACCAATCATGGTTAGTCCTGAAGATACTTTGATTGTGACTATTGTAAAAGAGGCTAGTGGTAGTGCTATTTTAACTTTACAGGAAACATTAATTTATTAGTTACTCACCATAAATATCTTTTATGGACTTACAATTTTCTTTTATTAAACGCTCTATAAAAGCAAACATTTTTAATCCTTTTTTAGTACAATAAATTTTAAGAAGTGTATGAGATTCTACACTTATTTTTAAATTTTTTATTTTTGATTTTTTGTCTTTAGTTACCATTGTAGGGTGTATTTTTAATATAACTACGATATAGTATGAAAAAAGTATGAAAATTTACTTACTATCTCTAAAATATAAGTATTTACTACGTAACTTTTGTCTATACCACTTGTATTTATTATTAAAGAAAATAAAACATTTTAAAATTATAAAACATGGCAGACGGTAATAAAGTATTCGTTTCTCCAGGAGTATATACTTCAGAGAAAGATTTAACATTTGTAGCACAAAGTGTAGGTGTTACTACATTAGGTTTAGTTGGTGAAGCTTTAAAAGGGCCAGCTTTTGAACCTATATACATACAATCATATGATGATTTTACAACTAGATTTGGGGGAACCTCTCCACAAACTTATGTGGATTCACAAATTCCTAAATATGAATTAGGATATATAGCAAAATCTTATCTGAGTCAATCAAATCAGTTATTTGTAACTAGAGTATTAGGTATAAGTGGGTATGATGCAGGACCATCATGGTCAGTATTAACAATTGGAGAAATAGACGCAACACACTTTAATAGTTCTACTGGGGTAACTTCAGCAGTTACAAGTGGAACGTCTGGAGTGTTGCCTTTCGTATTACCTTTAACTGGTACTAGTACTACTGTAGGAACAGATGCATGGGTCAGTGAAATAGGANCTACAGATTTCTTTACTACACTACCAGCAGCAATATTAAATCATTGGCAAACAAGTAGTACAGATACTAGTTATGGAGAAATCGTAACTTTAACTAATGGAACCACACTACCAACGTTAAGAGATTCGTTCATGAATTTCTTTTCTAGTAGTTTAGATGTACTTAACTCGGACGGAATGTCTTGCTTTACCGGTGGTACAGACGCACCTGGTGCTCTTTCAGGTATTACTGCTTGGCCAATACCAATTGTGTATCAATACGGATGTATACCATCCGCTATGACAAATACAGCAACTGCAACAACTCAACAAACATTATCTTCATCTACTTCATGTGTAACAGTAAGTAATATATTATCAACCAATTGTACAGATTATAATTCATATGAAAATGATTCTTGGTATTATGGATTATTTGATTATGTGAATAGTTCATGTTGTTCAGGAGGAACATATAGTGGAGTATCCTACCAAATGTATATATCTGGTGATTCTGTGGGACAATCACAAACATATATAGAAGCAACAGGAACTACTA